ACACCTTTGAAAATATTTGTGGGGTAATTAGATGTCTGATAAATGGAAAAATGCTGGTCAACCTCCTCCGCCAATGTTTCTCGGAGAGAAAGAAAGAGACTTAGTTAAACAAGTTAATGACGAAATCATTGAAAGAGTCGTAGGGCAGCAAATCCTTTACTTTCCAATTGACATGGATCACACCAATTTTCATCCACTTTATGGTGAGGCCATAGAAAAAACATTTTTATCTCCTGTGAGAGTATATGCTCTTGTTGAATATGGTGGAGAAGAAACAAGCTTCTTGTCAAAGATTGCTGTTGACTCAATGGAAAAAATAACTGTTAAGTTCCACAGAAGAAGATTAACTGAAGATCAAGACTTAGAAGTTAGAGTTGGTGATTTTGTTAGATATGGCGATATTTATTACGAGATCATGAAAAAATCTGAACCCAAGCACTTGTTTGGTCAACCAGAACATGAGTTTGAAACAATAGCAGAGTGTATCAGAGCAAGAGACGGACTATTCAATGCCAGTTAAAGAATTTATATTTGAGCCATCAACCATAGAAACCATCGACACAGGGTTATATAATTGGGTAAATAATACACTTAATTTATCAACCACAACAAACGAAGGTTGGAAGAAAGTTCCAGTTATTTGGCTTGGAGCCGAGAGGTCGTTTCAGATCAAAAAAAACCAACTTTTAAGAGACGATGACGATAGATTGAAACTCCCTATAATTTCAGTAAATCGTGAATCCATTACAAAAGACCCCACTTTCAAGGGTAGATTCCAAGCACATTATCCCGAAAAGGATGACTATAAAGGCGGTACAGTTACAATTACACGAAGAATACAACAAGAGAAAACAAGAAATTTTACTAACGCTGACATTGCAAGATTACTTAAAGATAGTAGAGAAACTGGCCCACAATTAAACAATAAACACAAAACAGTGTATCAAGAAATAACAATTCCGGTCCCTTCTTATGTTACAGTAATGTACAATATAACCCTAAGAACGGAATATCAGCAGCAAATGAACGACTTAGTTAGCCCTTTTATCGCTAAAACGGGAAATATCAATGGCTTTTTCTTCGAACAAGAGGGCTATAAGTATGAGGCATTCATAGATCCAAGTTTCACAGAGACAAAAAATATTAAAGATTTGGGAGACGACGAGCGAATGTTCGAGACAGATGTGCAAATAAAAGTGCTTGGATATTTGATTGGAGAAGGTAAAAATCGAGAGCGTCCAAAAGTGACTATCAGAGAGAACTATGTTAAAATTCGGGTATCTAGGGAGCGCACAATCCTCGGAGACAAGGTTCCGTGGAAAGAAAAAGACAACGATTATAGAGAATAGGATTTTAGGCTAAAACAATACTATTTACTGTGAATATTACATTTAAAGGAGAGTATTTTAATGCCTAGAAAGTTTGATTTTGTATCCCCCGGAGTTCAGATCACAGAGATTGATCAGAGCCAAGTTGAAGCTCCACTCCAAGACGATGGTTTATTAGTTATCGGTACAGCTAGATCGGGCCCCGCTGGAAAACCAGTTAGGGTTAATAGTTTACAGAACTTTATTGATGTGTTTGGAAAACCAATGAGCGGTAAAGGCACTGTCAATAGCGATGTTTGGCGTGACGGAAACAATCAAAGTCCAACATATGGTATGTATGCTGCTCAAGCTTGGTTGGCTTCTGAAACCTCTCCTGTTACTTTTGTTCGTCTTCTTGGTGAAGACTCTCCAAACCAAGCATCTGGTTATGTTGAAGCGGGTTGGGACAATGGCGGTGCGGATTTTGATCGCGCACCAGCATTAAATGGAACAGCTTATGGTCTTTTTATGGTTCCATCTGGCTCCGGTGCAGGAGGTGTTCTTAATGGTACATTAGCTGCGGTTATATATACAACCGGTTCAGCTTTGGGATTAAATGGAAAGATAGTCAACAGTGCTGCTGCTACAACATCTTCTGCTGGTGTTTTAGTGCGCTCTATTACAACTGCCGGTAAAGCAGGTACTTTTAAATTAGATGTGTACGATGCTGCAATTGAATCAGCGACACCAGCCGAAACACTTGTCTTTCACTTTGACCCAGACGAAAAAACAAATTATATTAGAAACGTATTGAATACCAATCCACAAAAAATGAATGCGACCAATTTTGGTGCTGCACAGACAAAAAAATATTGGCTTGGTGAGACATACGAAGAAGCAGTTAGCCGCTTAGTAACAAATGTCGCATCATCTGCTGGCGATCAGTACGCTGTTCTTATTCCATTGCAGTCTGGATCTGCTGCCACCAATAACCTTATGTATCATAAGAACCCAGCCAAAGAATCTAAATCTGGTTGGGTTATCAGTCGTGATCCAGCCCCACAGGAAAATGTTGCATCGTTCCATGCAGACCAACAAAAGAAGCTTTTCCGCTTATGTTCTTTGACAGAAGGCGAATGGTTTGAAAGAAATTACTACATTGCAATTTGTGATTTAGCTTTGGGAACAGTTGAGAATCCAAATTCATCATTTAGTGTAAAAATTTACTCCAAAGGGGGCGATATTGTAGAGCAATTCTCTAATTTGAATCTTGATGAGTCATCAGAAGACTTCATCGGTAAGAAAATTGGTGATATGTATCAACAGTGGGACAACACCAAGGAACGATATGAGATGTATGGAGAATATCCAAATCAATCAAATTATGTCCGTGTTGAGATGGCTCCTGATTGGGAAGCTGGTATTGATGATATTTATAAGCTTCCGTTTGGTTTCCATGGCCCAGTTCAGCCAAAAGGCTTTGTTCTAATTTCTGGTAGCGCAAATGGCGTATTACCTCTTGGAACGACAGCGGCTGAAACTGCTGTTGATGTAAACAACTATCTTAAAGTTGGAGCCAATGGTGCTGCATATGTTCCGGCTAACGTTGAAACCTCTTTCACACCAATCCAGTTTAGCGCACCAACTGCTGGTGGTCTTGTCGATACAACAACTGCCTTAACTATGTCATTCACTTTCCCAAGGTTAAAACTGACAGAAGAAGGAACTGCGCGAGCAGGTAGTAATTATCTTGCAAAAGATATGTTTGGTATTAATCACAAATTTGCTTCTAAAAACAAAAGAGGCCCCTACCATGATAGAAGTTACATTGATCTTGTTCGCTTTCAAGGTGGTGGAATTGACCTTCACACTTTATCCCCCGCAACTCAACACTCTTTTGTATTCACACTAGATGAAGTTATGAAAAGAGATGGAAAATATTTTTGGCAATCTGGGTCACATGCTCTTGGCGCAGGTCTAAATTCAGAGACTGCTGGATCGGGATCCCAAGCTCTTTTAACTGATGGTGTCCGACAATTTGCTTTGCCAATGTTCGGTGGTTTTGATGGAGTTGACGTCACACAAGTTGACCCATTCTCAAGCAAAGTTATCTTAGATGAAACAGGCAGAGATGATACAAAACACTACGCTAATTACTCAATTAAAAAAGCCATTGATGCCGTTTCAGATAGTGAAGTGGTCGCATACGATGTTGTTTCAATACCGGGATTAACCAACACTGCTTTATCAAATCAATTGATTTCTGCTGTTGAAGATCGCGGAGACGCTTTGGCTATTATCGATATTGATGATGAGTTCAAAGAAACATATGAATCCGGCACAGGTTTGAGAACAGGTGGGTCCATTGAGGATGTCAAGACAAACGCCCGTACCAGAGACTTAAATACTAGTTATGCTGCGACTTATTATCCAAGAGTCCGTATGCGTGATACAATCTCAGGAAATGGCGACATATTCATTGCACCAGCTTCTGTTGCGGGTGTAGGAGCCCTTGCGTTCTCTGATGCTAATTCAGATGGTCCTTGGTTTGCACCTGCTGGGTTTAATCGCGGTGGTATTTCTATCCTTGGTGGAAATGATGGCCCTCGCGTAACTGGAACTTGGAAAAATCTTGCAAAATCAGATCGAGACGAATTGTATGAATTAAACATCAATCCAATCGCAAGATTCCCAGCCGTTGGTGAAATTGTCATCTTTGGACAAAAGACACTACAACAAACACCATCTGCATTGGATAGAATTAACGTAAGAAGGTTAATGGTTTATCTCAAGAAGAGAGTTGGTGCAATCGCTGACACAATTCTTTTTGATCAAAACGTTCAAGCAACGTGGTCTCGATTTAAGTCAAGTGCTGATTTAATCTTGGCAGACGTTCAAGCAAGGTTNGGTATTTCAGAATACAAGCTTATTTTGGACGANACAACAACCACACCGGATTTGGTGGATCAAAACATCTTGTATGCTAAGATTTTTGTCAAGCCAGCAAGAGCAATCGAATTTATCGCTATCGACTTCATTATTACAAGAACAGGCGTCCAATTCTAGACTAGAAACTAGTTAAGTTATATTAAGGAGAAAACAAATTATGGCATTTTGGAGCAACCACACATCAGAGGCAAAAAGAAATTATAGGTTTAAAGTTACTATGATCCCTTTCGGACAGGCTAACTCTATTGTATGGTGGGCTAAGACCGCCACTTTGCCTTCATTTGACGTTTCAGAGATTGAACACAGTCACATGGACAANAAATATTATTTCCCCGGTAGAGTATCGTGGTCAGAGGTGTCAATGACTCTTGTTGATCCTATTTCTCCTGATGCAACAGATTTGTTAAACAAAATGCTTGTTGATAGTGGTTATATTGTACCTGCGAACGAAACAAAAGCAGCCAATAAATCCACCATCTCCAAGAAGAAAGCTGCTGGTTTGGGTTTGATTAAAATTGAAGTTCTTGATGCCGAAGGAAGCGAAATCGAAACTTGGGAATTAAAGAATGCGTTCATTAAAGCTGCTACATTTGGATCTTTGGATTACAGCAGCGATGATATGAAGGAATTGGAGTTGACTCTTCGTTATGACTATGCCACTTGTACTGGTGGATCTGGTGCTACAACTCGCTTTGAAGCGCAAAGTTAACCTAACGCAACAAGGAGTTTAAATGGCCTTTTGGAGCAATAAGAACGCAAGCCCAGCGAGAAAATATAGATTTAAAATGGGGCCGTCTGGCACTAATTGGTGGTATGTTAATTCCGTAACGCTACCATCTTTTGAGATAAATACCGGTGAATATCAACTATTAAACCAAAAGTTTAGATATCCCGGCATTCCAAGCTGGAACCCAGTAACGATTAATATTGTCGATACAGCAACGGCTGTTCAAGAAATTACAAAAACACTGGGTGCCCAAGGTTTTGACTTTCTACAAGAAGAGGGCTTGACAAAGCTTGTAAATAGCCAAACGAGACAAGCTTTATTAAATAAAGTTCAAACAGAGCTTGACGCTAGTATTAAAACAAGTAACGAAACAATACAAAAGAAACACGAAGCAGATAAAAAGAATGCCGATAAACCAATTCGAAACACAGCATTGGTACAGTCCGAGGCTAAGACAGATTTAAGGGCCGCTGCTATAATGAGAGCTAAAAATATTGCTCCTTCTGATGCAAATGATATAGTCATTGAACAAATGAAGTCTGATGGGGGTACACTTAGAAGGTGGACATTAAAGAATTCTTTTGTCTCATCAGTTAATTATGGTGAACTGAATTACAGTAGCGATGAGCTTGTAACAATAGATTTAGTTATTGCATATGATTATGCAACAACCGGATCATAAAATAATTTTAAAGAGGTGAAAATTGAGTAGAAATAATATGGAACGAATGGGGGCCGTTCCCCAAGCAGAAGCCCCAATGCCCGAAGTAACAAATGCCCAAAGTGGTTTGCATTTTGTTGCTCCAACTGAGTTTGTTGACCTTCCGTCAAAAGGTTTTGGATATGATGCAAGTCACCCAATGCACGGAAAAGACACCATTGAAATTCGCTACATGACAGCAAAAGATGAAGATATTCTGACTTCTAAAACGTTGTTAAAAAAGGGAATAGCAATAGAAAGATTTTTAGATAATATTCTTGTTGATAAGAGCTTTAAGGCTTCTTCNCTTTTAGTCGGAGATAGGAACGCTATTATCATCGCAGCCCGAATATCAGGCTATGGGTCTGATTATGATACAACCGTATCGTGTCCCGCATGCGCTGAGACCAATAATTATAGTTTTGATTTAAACGAGACACAGATTCATGAAACCATCTTGGACGAGAAACTTGGAATTGCAAAAACAGAAGAAGGGTTTTTTAAGGTAACATTGCCACTAACAAAGTATGAAGTTCAATTTAAGTTGTTAACTGGTGAAGATGAAATATATTTAGCAAAAATGTCTTCAAGCCAAACAAAGGGCACCAATGTTGAAACTAATCTTACAAATCAATATAAAAGAATGATTGTATCTGTGCAAGGTCACAAAGATACAATGACAATTGAACAGTTCGTTGACAATATGCCAACTAGAGATTCTCGTTTTCTTACGAAATGTTATAAATTGGTTAACCCTAATGTGAAAGTTATTAATAATTTTTCTTGTACCGCATGCGGCTTTGAGCAAGAATTGGAGGTGCCCTTCGGGGCGGACTTTTTTTGGCCTGAATGATCAATATGTTCAAGTTGTGTATGAACAATTTTTTCTATTGAAGCATCACGGTGGCTGGTCATTTATGGAAGCATATAATTTACCGGTTGGTTTGAGATTGTGGTTCCTAAAAAGACTACAAAAACAATTTAAGGATGAAAAAAAAGAAATTGATAAGGCTCAAAAGAGAAGATAAATAATGCCCTTGTGGGCATTTTTTTATTAAAACTATTTATATTTATAATGAGGAGAGTTATGCATGTTAGTTATTGATTTATCAGAGAGAAAGCTTTTAAAAGAAACTTGGATGGAGATGTTAGGGTCTTGGTCTAAGTCGCTTCTAAAAATGATGTACGGTGATGATGTTAATATTGTTGCCAATCTCAATGAGGAAGATGATAACCCCAAGTTCATTATTCGCGGCAAACACAAAGACGTTAAGTCTTACGCAAAAGCAATTGTAGCGGAAAAGAACTATCTTGATGCTTATTCTCAATATGGAAAAGAACATCTTCAAACTGTTAAAGCTCGCGAAGAACTAAATACAGCAGTGGATAACTTTGAAAGTACAACTGGATTATTGTGGCCTTTCAAAGACGAGGGTTAATGAGTGGCTGAAAAAGTAGACATAGATAAACTTGCTGAGTACAATAAACTTTTCAAAGAAGGTAAAATTGATAAAGAAGAGTTTAATGAGATTCAAGAAAAATATATTAAGCAAATGAAACAGCTTAATGAAGAGTTGGAAAAAGCAACCATTGAGACCGTTGCCCTTGCTCAAGCAGAAGCGGAATTGGCCGAAATGTTTGGAGATACCCTTTCAGCTTACGAAGCTAACAATGAAGCACTAAGACAAGCACAAGAGTTACTTGAAGCTGCTGAATCTTCCACAAAAGATCTTACACAAGCCCAATTAGATCAAATTGAGGCCAACTACGGAGATGTGGAGGCACTTAAAGAATCTATCAAAGCTATGGAGGCCAAGAAAAAAGCAATTGATGATCTTGGCCCAGCCTATAAGAAAGCTTTAAAACTATCAAAACCATTTTTTGAAGATACGGCAACAAAATTGGGCCTTTTATCCAAAAAAGGAAATAAATTTGTTAAAACTCTTGGAGCAATGGGTAAAATGGCAACCCAAAAGGGCGGTTTAAGAGGTTTAGCTGCTGGGTTCTTTGAGGCTTTTAATCCATTGAACATGGGTGTGTCAATATTAACAAAAGTTGTTGAAGCAACAATGGAAATGATGTTTGCTGTCGATAATGCTGGAGCGGCTCTTGTGAAAACAACAGGGTTTTCTCGAAAATACGATGCAGTTATAGCGGATACAAATGTAAGAATGAGGCAGTTTGGAGTTACCGCTGACGATGCCCAAAAAGCATTAGTTAGTTTAAAAAATAGACTAGGTGATTTTGATAACTTGGCTGGCCCAACAAGAGATAAGCTCATGGACTTGGTAACAGGTCTTGAAAAAATTGGTGTCTCCACCGCTGAATCAACAGAAATGATAAATTCTCTTACTAAATCATTTGATATAAGCACTTCACAAGCGGCAGACATGACAAGAAGCTTGGCCCTGCAAGCCGAGGTTCTTGGAAAGTCAGCCTCTGGATTGTTAAAGGATTATAATAAGACCCTATCAACACTTGCTATGTATGGTGATAGATCAGTTAAGATATTTAAAAACATCGCAGCAATGGCAGCAGCGGCTGGTGTTGAGGTCGGGGATTTAATGGGTATAGCAGATAAATTTAGAGACTTTTCTTCATCTGCAAAAACCGCAGCAAAAATGAATGCAATATTGGGAACAAGCTTTTCTGGTATGAATATGATGATGATGGATCAAGACAAAATAATTGAAAATGTTATAATGGGTCTACAAAGAACAGGAGTTCAGTTTAAAAATCTTGATAAATTTACACAGCAAGCAATAGCGACACAACTTGGCATTAAAGATTTAGATAAAGCAAGAAAAATTCTTGGTATGAATACCTCTGAATATCGAAGATTTCAAAAAGAACAAGCAAAAACAGCAGCAGATACAGAAGAGTTCAATAAGAGAATCGCAGCCGGGGTAAAAGTTTTAGATCAAATTAAATTAATATTTGCCGATTTTGCTGTCAATATGAAAGACTTTATACCAACTATTAGAAAGGCAGTTGAAGGCTTTGGAAGTTTGATTAGGATGATTAGTCCGATGGGTCTCATCTTTACCGGTCTTGGTCTAAGTGCGCTTGGCTTTGCCATAAACATAGCCGGCTTGGTTACAAAAATAAAAATTGTTGAAAAGGTTGGCGGATCATCAATTAAAGGCTTATCAAAAGCTATTTCTGAGGGCCTATTAAGAGTCTCTAAGGCTGCTGGCCAATCAAGCCCAGCGTTGGGTAGTCTTAGCATCTCAATGAGCGGTATCGCTTTAACAATCATATCTACTGGTGCAGCCATATCTGGTATAATCTTATCTTTCGCTCTTTTATTTAAAACCATGATTGATGGCGTAGTTGCTTTAAAACAATCTGGTGCTGGATTTAAAGAAATGGCAATGGCACTTGGTTTTTTTGCTGCTGGTATAGTTGGTGTTACATTTGCTATCAAAGGACTAGCAGCCGCATCAGCAGCATTAACTGCAACTGGTACGATTGGTTTGGCAATTGGTGGCGTTATCGCTGGTGTAGCTGGGATCGCATTTGGCGTTGGAGCACTTATGAAAGGCGCATCTGACGCTGCTGCTCCAAAGATGGACACTAGTGATTTAATAAAAAGCGCAGAGGTGCTAAAAGGCTTGTCTCAAGAGTTGCAATTCTTGGTTGATAAAAGAGCAGAAATAGAGGAAACTTTTGCCGCAGTTGGACAAGGTTTAAAAAGAACACAAAGTTCTTTAACTGCTGATATAAAGTCAACGATAACAAACATTGCTCTTATCACAACAGGGCAAGCCGCTGGTGAAATGACCCAAGGCGCAGCAGGTGCAGCCTTGAATAGAAATCTTGGTCGCTTTATAGATACTGTTGGTGATTACTTTGCGGGACAACAAAATGGCGAAAGTGATAAAAAAATGTTGATTCAAATGGATGGCGGTAATTTTGGTGAGTTCTTAGACGGTAAAATAGCCAAGTGTCATGTAAAATCAAATTAATTGGGAGTCTATTAAATGAGTAAAGGCAAGGGAAAGAAATCAGAAAATTCGTTACATCCAATCTCTACAACCTATGAGTCAGAGGTTCGTAACATTTCAAATAATAAAAATGCAAAACTTTGCATTAAAAGTATGTTATCAGGCGAGATCATTGAATTTCCAGCTTTTTTAACAAACTTTTCTCAAACCTTTGCTTCCAATTGGAATGAAGAAGATGTTTATGGTAGGATGGATCCAATTGCTACTTTTCAAAACACAAGGCGTTCAATATCTTTGGGCTTTGACCTACCAGCAGCAAACATTGGTGTTGCGATTGATAATTTAAAATATTGCGATAAGCTAGCTCTATTTCTATATCCCGGCTATAAAAAACAAAAAGAAATCAAAAGTGATAACGCCAAAACCCTTGGTAATGTAATATCTAGACCACCGCTTGTTGCTGTTAAGTTTGCTAATTTATTATCCCCACAGAACGGCTTTCAGCTTGGGTACATGTTGGGTCTAGAATGGGCCCCTGTTTTGGATATGGGGATGTTTTCAGATGGAAAGAATAATTTGTTTCCCAAAGTTATTTCACTATCTTTTACTCTTAATGTTCTTCATCAATCCGATAGGGGCATTGGCGAAAGTAATGAAAGATTGGGTACTAGTTTTTTCGGAGGGCATGAACAATGAGCAGGTATCTTACAAGAATGACAGCTATAAATGAAGAAGAGCAATATCTTAAAATGCTGGACGATAGAGGCGTTACAAGTGTAAGGCAATATAGAACATTAGAGAAAGAAGTTTATGAAGATGATGTGTATGAATCAATTGAAACTGTAAATCACGTTTGGAAGTACGGAGACATGTATTGGAGATTAGCTAATACTTTTTATGGAGATTCAACATATTGGTGGGTAATAGCGTCTTTTAATAAAAGACCCACAGAATCGCATAATAAAATTGGCGATACTTTAAAAATACCTATAAACTTAGCTGATGCTCTTCAGGTGGTGGAATAATGGCCGATGATTGGAAAACATCAACTTTCTTAACTGAAATGATGGCTTATGTGAATTATCTTGACACCAAGTTGGTAGGTGCCGCCCAGAGAGCAGGTAATGCTCAACCACCAATCCAACTTCGATCATATTATGATGCTGTGTGGGGCGGAGCAATCAGCAAAAAAACGGGAAATAAGTTACCTAAAAACTGGTCCATCGCCAGCGGACCTGTAAGGGCTCCAAATATAAATTCTTATCTTGGTGGATCCCAACCCAGCGGCTATCTTATTGCAAGAGGCAACAAAACCGGTGAATATGCACCAAGTAAAAACCCATTTGCTGATCCTTGGTTTGTGCAGATGTTCCTATATTTTTACAGTGATAGGAAAATACTTGGCGGCAGCATGTCAAAAGTTAGTTCAACGCGACCGGACGGCTTTAATGTTGAAAAGAAAAAAAGCAGTCGAAAGCGGTCAAAACAAAACGATAATATTTGGCAAGAAACCGATTATAATCATTACGTTAGCGTTTGTCAAAAGATTACTATTCAAGACTATGCTCCTTATAACCAAGCATATGGTTATCATAGATATGGATTTTTTACAGACCCTAAACATGTTGAAGTCACGCGAGGTGGCGGGAAGCTGAGTAATCTTTTTCTAAAAGATCGAATGGCACCACAATTATTTTCAGGCGCACCGGAAACTGATACACTAGGTCTGGTAGGTTGTGTAAATTTGCATAGAAAATTAATGGAACACATAAAAGCGGAGGATCCCCAATTTAAAAATGAAGGTCTAAGACACTGCTTTCTTCTCGCAGGCGGCAAACACTTTGGAAGAAACGATATCTCCCACTTAAATATAATGGATGCGGTTAAATACAAAGGCAGATATACAATATATGAATTTGTACCGGATGATGTTATTGAGTTCTGGAAAGACAATCATAAAACAGCAGTAAGAATTGAATCGGGTTCTACGACAACGGACAATACAGTTCTTGCGCAACTCGAAACATTGTTGGGAGAAAGAGTAACATTAGACTTGTTTGCAAAATACATCACCCATGGCGCACCTAAAAGCGCAGAATTTAGAAAAAAGATTTATCACTATACTCATCGCGGTGTTTGGGACGTAACGAATCAAATTCGCCGCCCCCCAATTGTTAGCGCAACCTTGGACAATATAGATAAAGGAGAGGCTTTTCTTACATTGGTGTTTCCAGATTACATATACTCTGGTTGGTATTATTCAACGGCCAAAGAAAATAAAGCGGACTTTGAAACCGTCAAATACGAAAATGAGGAAGAATTCAGACGATCAATCCCGTCAGGTGTTAGAGATTCTGGCAAGGCATACAACATCGGTCTCTCTAATATGGGGTCGGCGAAGAATATCAAACCGACGCAAACTGACGAGTATGAACTCCGTTATGATGGTAACTATCCGGGTAATTTTGGATCAAAGGGGGGAAAAGCCCTTCTCGCAACCGGTAGAAAAAACTCCATTAAGTTTAGCAAAAACTCTCAAATTCTGAATGTTGTAAAGAGAAGTCTTTATGTCGCCCCCGATGACGATAAAGCGGTGGTTGAGATGACTAAAAAAGCCGTCGCGTCAGAAATTGAAGTCCAGCGAGGTGGCAAAAGAAGAGATAAGCCACTTGTTTGGTTTAAGAAAGGACAGTGGGAAAATCGAGCCGGTGGGCGTGTATCCATTTCTACTAAATATGTTAGTCCGCCCAATTTTGAACCTACGAAAGAAAATGAAACATATACGAAGAAAAAAATATATGGCTCCATTGTTGGAAAGCCACCCGATATACCAAAGGATAGGTCACTTTTAGACTTTGATCCAACTGGCAAGGACATATCAAAATACGCTGATGCGCTGGGTAATGCGGTTGAGGATGAATTAGGATCAGAAACTGTCACTGGTCTTATAGGAAAAAGTGCTTTGAAAAATATTGTGACGAGTGCTGGACAGATTAAAGTACCATATGACAAAACGCTTATGACTGGTATCTATGGTGGTTTATTAGATGCACAAAAAGTCATTGAAAAAGAATACAAAAGGCTTGAAAAGAGAGCCAAATATTTAGAAGATCAACTAACAGCAGCCCCAGCAGGCGAAGAGAAATGGGATGAAATAACTAAAAAAATCCTTTTGTCAGGCCAAAGTGAAACCGATAAAGAGGCAGTGTCGTTGCAGCTTTGGATAGATTCTGTAAACTCCGCAGCAAATAAAGTAGCACAGTGGATGCAGTGTGCAGTTACCTCAGCCAACGCATTTGTTGCTTTTTTTGCTATAAATGTATTGGATAAGGGTGAAAAATCAGACGATGAGATTAACAAACTAACAAGAGACCTTTACAGGGGAAATCTCAGGTCCACCAAGGGTCTCCGTGCCAGATCTAAAATACCTTTTGATATCAAATTGCCTCCTCCTCCCGAAACCCCCGATCCGGGCCTATCCGATGATGAAATAAAAAAGAGACTTGATGAAAGAAAGAAAAATATTGACCAATGCTTGGTGTCTGGAAACATTGAAAAACTTGCTGAAGCATATAATAAGAAAATAAAAGCTGAGTTGGCTGGTTCTGGCTTTACTATTCATAGGGCAAGCATAGATGGATCAGTTAAAAAAGTCCCATTTGGTGGTCGGTTTTTCCTTGTCTCCGATAGCAAAGCACAGCACTCTAAAATATCAAATTATATATTGGCGAATAAAGGAGAAAATTTAAGACCTTTTTTAGACATAACAACAGATTTAATGTCTGCTTTGACGCCAAAAATAAGACTGTATCGTGTTAGCACTGATAGCAATGGGGTAGACAAAGAAACAGAATTTGTTTTTGAAAATTTTGTATCTGGGAGAGAAGCGAGAGGTCTTAGGGACGGAACTAAATTTGAAAAGGGCCGTGGCTGTGGAATTAAAAGCTTCACTTTTACATATGAGGGTGGAACCCCTGCAACAGCAAAAAAAGANATAAACGCTGAGTTGGTTCTTTATTTTCAATCTTTTAATGAGTTGACAAAATTTCGTGGAACAAGTGGCNGCAAATATAAATACATTGANTTGTTGTTATATCCCAATAACCAAGCCGGTGTAGCAGATAGCGGGAATATACATCCAAATCAATATAATCCTCAAAATTTTAGAATTAGAGCAGATGTTGGTTGGAATTTAAGACAAGACTTTGCAATGGCAGAGATGGTTACTAAAAGAATATCTCAAACTGATCAAAATAAACTGAGAGAATCTAATGCTGGAAAGCGAGGAATTAAAAAAATTCAAAAAGAATTTGAAGAACAAGAAGTCACGTTATCAGATGACGATGCTTTCAATCGCTATCTTTTAAAAAGATTCAATAAAGCGGTTGAATTACAAAATAAATCTCTTCTATTAAACATGATAGACCATGACATTGATTTTAGAAATGATGGTTCTGTTGAAATAAAAATAACATACGCTGCGTATATTGAATCTGCCACCAGATCAGCAAAATGCAATGCNATTTCAACACCACANATAGAGGCGTTTGCTAGTCGTCAAAATAATGAAATTGAAAAGCTATTAGCAGAAGGTAAGTGCACTATAAGAGAGATAAACGCACTAAAACAAGCAAGACAAGCAACGTATAGAGATTATGTTTTGGCTGCTCAAGGTTCTATCGTAAATCGCTTGCTTGATCGAGGACTCACCAGAACTGCCGTTTTTAACAAAAAAGATGTTGATGAATATTTAAAAGATTTTGCCACCTTGCCACCGGCACCAAAAGGCAACATAACCCTAAGTCAAACAGCTTCTGGATCAAAAGAAGTAGAAGTAGGGTTTTATTTTTTAGGAGATATTATTCATACAGTAATGGATTGCCTCTTTGATTTAACCACCAAATTGCCTGAAAAATATGATCCACAAACAGATCAACTTAAAGAATATACAAAAAGAAGAAAAGATTTAGCAAAATTTGTACCGCTTTTATCCTCCTTTGTTTACACAGATTATAATAAAAAAGAACCATATTTTACATCTAATATAGCAGAGATTCCAATATCAGTGAAATTTTTTAATGAGTGGTTAGTCAACAACGTTTCAAAAAATGAAAGAATTGTTTATCCTTTAATGGACTTTATAAGAGATCTCGCAAAAGCAGTTGTTGATCTTATAACTGATGCTTGTATTAACAGGCAGTTTGATGTTTCTTTGTTTTTTCAAACAGCAGAGATAAGAGCAAGAAAGAATCCATTTCTATATGATCCGAAATCATCAGCTAAATCGAAAACCACATGGAAAGACATTGTAAAAGATGTTGATACAATGCACAAAAATGGCGACTTACCACTGTATACATCTGACACTATTAATGGTGGTCGAATAAGCTTAAATAGATACCATGATTTTTCTCTTTTGTATCCTGTGTCTCCGGTATTGTCAAGTGGCCATAAGGGCGTTGGTATGCGAAGTCAAGATGAGAAATTAGGGACGTATCACTTTCAAATTGGATCAAACAAGGGGCTTTTAAAAAATGTAAAATTTTCCAAAACGGATATGGCTTTTTTAAGAGAAGCAAGATATTTTAATCAAGGAAATTATGGCTTGTTGCAGCTTGGAGCAGTTTATAATGTTAACTTAGAATTGTTTGGAAACACATTGTTTTATCCGGGTATGGAGATATTCATTGACCCAAGGGGTTTCGGTGGGACAAGTTGGGATCCAACCGTTGGCGGCAAAAACAGGTCAGTTGCTAATGCTTTGGGCATTGGAGGATACCATGTGATAACAAAAGTTCAATCGACAATATCTCCAAGCGGGTTTACCACAAGCTTAGACGCAGTGTTTCAGTTCTCAGGTGACAAGTCTCAAAGAAATGTGGCTGTCGATGGTTCAACCGTGAGAATGAAAGAACCAAAAATTACGGAGTCCAGCGGTAAAAAATCTGGTAAATGTGCAACTGCGCTTGACACTTTCCTTTCGAGACGAGCAAAAGCGAGTGCAAAAAGAAAGAGCAAAAAGAAAAAGAAAAGATTAAAAAAAGGGAAGTAAAAAATAATGACAAATTTTAAAGGAACAAACACTTTACGATCTCCATTGGAGTCGTTTTATTACAGAGGCTTATATAAACAGGATGCTTTTCGAGGTGGGGGAATTTTTAATCCAGAGGTTTTAGATTTTAGCTTTGCTGAAAATGTTTTATATGGCCGTGTTAATACTGTTTTGAATACGGTATATCCAATTGAAAATAGAATGAAAGTAATATCATCGGATAGCGATGCCGCTTCTTCATATCGTGTTGTTAATTTTGTTAAAGATGCTTTTGAAGTTGTAAGATCAACAATGAGTTCAGCAAGAGACCAAGGGACTATACCAAGTGACCAATCATTTTTTTCAAAGATTGAGATAAAAAGAGCATATACTTCACCAATTGAACTTTATAACGATTATATAGATGAATTAATGGAGAGATACACAACAGAGTATTTAATTGAAAAAAACAATAAAAGACACGTTATGACACTCAGCAATTTTATTGATCATTTTATTATTTTCTTACACAATCAAGCTTCTCATACACCCTTCACGCTCACTTCGTTTCAAAGATCGACTAAATCTAATATCTTTACCTCTGGGCTCGCTATTGATATAGGCGGGTTGGACTTTGGTTTTGACCCAGACATTGAGCGTTCTGTTTTAAGAAATCCTTGTTTTCAGTTTTATTTAAAAGTTTGTCGAGCAAATGGTTTTTTGGTCTCTCAGCTAGCACCCACTCTAATGGTCGCAGATGTGTTATCACCGGGTCTACTGCCCTACGCACAAAGAAATGAAGTTTATACGACTGAAACCGTATTTACAAAGAATTATAGAGAGGCTTTTTTAGATGATTATGACTTAATGCAAATAAAATTAATTGATGCTTTTAATTTATTTGTTGGTTTGTTTCCAATTGAAAAAATAATAATGCCAAAGTGTAAAAAAACAACCTTTTCAACCATAAAAGAAAGAACTATAACTAATATGTCCACTGCTCAAAAACAGATAAGTATGAACAGGTGGTTTCTATATTATGCTAAAATTAGAAACATCGAAGAAGAGGGTGCGCTAGACAAACAAGCATACAAAATTTTAGCTAAAAATATTAAAACAACAAAATATCTTGACAAAGTTCAAGGTATAAGATATATTAATAGCGTATTTAGAAACACATACAAAAAAAAGTATGGTGGGGTTAATTATTTTGTTAGAAAAGATGAAGCAAATAGAAGTGATCGAATCCCCTCAGTCGAGAGAGTGTCAGGTGTTGACCCAACGTCCGATGTTATTGGTCCATCAGATATTAGTTCGTTTGTTGGTACATCAGGCGGTTCAAGTGGGGGATCAAGCGGGGGGTATTAATGACATTTCAAATACTTGATGATAGGAGTGAATGCTATGGAATCTATTATAACGGAAATTTTATTTACGACAATTTCCCAAGCAACCTTGATCGGACTTGGGAGTGGTCTTCTCATCTTCTTGGTCGGAACATCAATTATGGTTCTATCTTTTGCGGTGGTAGAGAGATTGGTAAAGTTGGCCCCGTCCACCTTCAAGATCGGTATGAAATCTATTCTCGCAAGATTCGGAGTTTCTTGAGAGCAACAGCAAATGCCAAAATAAAGTTCGATGATGTTTGTTTATTCGAGATTGTTCCTCAACAACACCTCCGACACTATTGCGAGGTCAAAAACGATATAACCAATTGGGTATTTGAAAATCATGAGAAACCACAGAACCATCAGCACATGGTGGACGTAATGGAACTCAGTCACGATATTTCACAAAAAATCCCCGTAATCGACCTAAATCGGCTGTTTAGGTATAGCAAGCATGATAGCAAGGCCAAGTATCTTTTTGACCAAGTTAAGGGTCAAAATACGCCCATTCTGTACGATGTATGGGGGTCTGTGACCGGCAGATTAACCACGAAACCGGGATCTTTTCCAATCCTAAACTTGAAGAAGGAAATCGCTGATTGCGTAGTTCCAACCAACGATGTTTTCGTTCAACTTGACTTTAATGGAGCCGAGATCAGAACTTTAATTTCTCTTGCTGGAAAAGAACAACCAGAAGAAGATATCCACGAATGGAACATGAAGAACATCTATCACAACATAACTGAGAGATCAAAAGCAAAACAACGGTTCTTTGCTTGGTTGTACAATCCGAATTCAAATGATCAAGAGACCGAGAGACACTATACGAGAGAACAGATACTAAATAAGCATTATAATAATAATATAGTATCAACTCCTTTTGGAAGAAAGATAGGAGCCGATGATTTTCACGCTTTAAATTATCTTCTACAATCCTCTTCATCAGATAATTGTTTACAGTCAGCAGTTAAAGTAAATAAAATTTTGAAAAATAAAAAATCATTTGTTCAATCGGTTGTGCATGATTGTGTTACAATCGATATGTCTTTAACAGAAAGGCATATTCTACCAACGTTAGTTGAAATGTTTAGCGATACTTCTCTAGGCAGATTTAAAACATCGGTACAAATTGGACACAATTTAAAAGACTTGGAGGAAGTACAATGGTAGTAATAGGCATAGGAACAGCAGGGTGCAAAGTTGCTAACTCTTTTAGTAAAGGACACAAGAAGATTCTTATCGGCCCTAATAAATTTCCAAAAACATGCAAGACTGTTGAAGATTATGAGAATAAATGCCCGTCACTGAAAAAAGAATTATCTTTCTCGCAAAAAGAATGTTGGGTGTTTGTCTGTGGTGCTTCAAAAACTTCTGGTGCTACATTAAGAATCTTGGAGAAAATAAAAGACAAAACACTGAATGTTGTTTATTTTACCCCAGATAATCTATTATCAACACCAATACAGATTAAGCAAGATAAGGTTGCATTTAATGTTTTACAACAATTCGCTCGTTCCGGTCTCTTGTCTTCTTTGTATTTGGTTTCAAATGTTGCACTTGTTTCTCTTGCTGGCGAGGGTCCAATAACCGATGTTTATAGAAATGCGAATGCAACAATTGCAAATATTATTGAAACAATAGAATATTTTAAAAGCGAGGATCCTGTTCTTGGCACAATAGCCGAGACAAAAAATATATCTAGAATAAAAACATTTTCAGTTGGTGTTCTTTATGAGAGTGAAGAAAAATTACTTTTTCCTCTTGACAACATTACTGAAACTGGTTACATGTATAGTATAAACGAAGACGAACTTAATCAGGAGAATGATTTGTTAATGTCGATAAAAGATAAAGTTGCCGAAGACAATGAGAATAATCTTCTTTCTTCTTTTGCTATCTTTTCTTCTCCACATGAGAGATCATTTTACTACGCGATTAAGTCTACGCACTTCATTCAAGAAAAAATATAAAAAAATTATTTGACAAAAAATAGTTTTATGTTATATTGAAAGAGTCGATAAAGACACAACAACAAAACAACAAACAGGAGAAAAAATGAGTAATTACACTGCATACACCGGAACCTTTGTAAACAAGAATGGCCAAACTCGTACCATGACTTTTATCCGTCAAGGCGATGTTCCAAGTTCTTTCTTTAACGGAGGTGTTAAGCGTAAACTTTCTGAGGGTATGGAAACCGTTTACGATGTAAATGCGAAAGGTTGGCGTACATTTAATAGCAATACGCAAATTGGCCAACTTTCACAGAAAACAGTACAATTTTCATTTGACAGTTAAGCATAAATATGCTATAATATAAATAGCGGGGGGTCTTTGCCCCCCGACTTTAGCCTGAAACGGCAAAAACTTTAACGATAGAGGAGTAACAACATGGCGTTAAATTTAGATAAGATGAGAGAGAAGTTAGAAGCTTCCAAGAATGGTGGAAAAAAACAAGAAAATAACACCAAATGGAGACCACAAGAAGGTGACCAAACAATTCGCATTATGCCCACAGAAGATGGCGATCCGTTCAAGGAATACCACTTTCATTATAATGTAGGTAAGAATCCCGGCATTTACTGCCCAAAGAAAAATGATGGTGAAGATTGTCCAATCTGTGAATTTGCTTCATCCTTGTGGCGAGATGGTGTTCAAAACAATAATGACACCGCAAAGCGAGAAGCTAAGAAATTGTTTGTTCGCAAACGTTATTATTCTCCTGTCTTAGTCCGAGGTCAAGAATCCTCTGGAGTAAAAGTTTGGTCTTACGGTAAGACCGCATATGAAACCCTTTTGGGTTATGTATTGGATCCTGACTATGGTGATATTACTCA